TTTGTATATGAGCAACTATGCCCTCTTTATATAATTCAAGCATAGATTTTTTTGTCATGTCAGCAGCAGAACCTTGTATTAATTTATTTAAAGCTTTGTATGTGTAAGCTCTTTTAATCCCTGGTCCGTGTTCCTGGAGTGCTTCTTCATGAGACAATGCTTTATGCATACCGAATTGATTTGGTTCCCATAAATGAAACCTGCATAAGCGACCTAGTAAAGTTCTTATCTGACCACGCTCTTGTGCTCTATTAGATGCAGAGTTCATTAACTGTTTAACAAATGGAACTTTAGCATGATACTGATCAAATAGTTCTGCAGCTTTTTCTTTAGATACACCAAGCTCCGCTTGTAACTTTGCTTTACCCATTCCATAAAATAATCCAAGGTTAATTGTTTTAGCTTGTGATCTTGGAATGTTTGCCATATCAGCAACGATTTGATGGAAGTCTGTGTTAGGATCATTTTTATAAGATTCTATTACAGGGTATACTGAAGGAAACTGATGTAAGGATGCATAATGCACAACCAATCTTGGTTCTTGCTGTGAATAGTCAAAGCAACCCCACGTATGTCCTTCTTCAGGTAAAAACAAAGATCTAATCAATGGTCCAAGATCCTTATTCCTTGCTGGTAGCTGCTGTAGGTTTGGATTATTATAACTAAATCTTCCTGTAACAGTTCCACCTTGATCTGATCTTATTTGATTAATCTCAGCATGAATACGACCCTTGTATTCATAACGAATGATCGTATCAATAAAAGTTGTATGTGCTTTATTAATTTCTCTTGCTTTAGCAATCATATTTACTATAGGGTGTTTGTGTTCTTGTAAAAAATTCTTTGTAAAGGATGGTGCCGATGATTTCTCAGTTGTATCATAAGGTAGGCCAAGCTTATCAAAAACTTTTGCAATGCTTCTTGCTGCCCAAATCTGCGGTTCTATCCCTGTTTCTTGTTTTACTTTTAATAACAATTCATGCTCTTGTGCTGTTAGTTGTTGTTTCAATTTGTGTGCTCGGTCTATATCAACTCTTACTCCTTTGAATCTCATATCTACTAGACATGGAAACAAATCAGTTTCTAAATTAAATACAGATTCAATATCTTGATGAACTATTTCTTTTTTAAACATTTGCCAAAGCTCTAGTGTAAGCTCCGCATCTTTTTCAGCATATGCTCCAACCTCCATAGCGGGCAGTTGCCATAAATCTTCTTTAGGATCTAATCCTCTAGATTTAGCTGCTTCATTTAAAGCTGCTTCACTTTTACCTCGACCAATAAAATCCCAAGACAATTCATTTAAAGAATATCTAAATCTATTTTCATCAACCAAAGATGCTGCAATCATGGTATCTACAATTAAACCATTGATTTTAATACCTAATTTCCTAATCCAACAAACGTCATACATTGCATTATGAAATATTTTTAATGATGGTGTTGCCATTGTATCAGCAAACCAAGATAAAACTTTTTTACGATCCATATTAGGACCTGATCCATGGGCTATGGGAAAATAAAAAGATCGTCCTGGCACAGCAATTGCTATACCTACAACTTCTCCATTACCTATAACAGAACCAGAACCTTTCTTTTTTAAATCAGGATCTCTTGTTTCTAAGTCAACTGCAATCTCATCATATGATCTTAGATCAGGAAATTCTTCCGGTTCAACCCATTCCTTTTGTGCTTCAAACAGTGGTACTTTCATAATCCCTTTCTATAATCATTTGTATATAATGTATCGCTTTTAATAAATCTTCTTTCTTTCCTTTGTCTTGGTGTCTGCAAATATATTTAATTGCATTGCCTTCAGCAAATAGTATCTTATTTTTGTTAATAAATAAAGAGGGCTGTATCTTATATTTTTTATAATGTGCACCTCCTATTTGTTTAAAAAATACTTTGTTACTCATAGTTGATAACCATACCTTTCCTTTTTTGATTTAAATAAATAAAGATTTTCCATAGATCTTGTTACACCAACATACCAAACCCTATGTTCTTCATCTTGTTTGTCTACATTTTCAGCAGTAGACTCTCTGATCTTTCTTGCATTATCTAATACAAGAATAACATTTTTACATTCACCACCCTTTGCTGCATGAATGGTGGATACTTCTATTCTTGGTTCTTCAGATAATTTTTCTCCATTAGATAACATACTTCTAATATAAAATTCTTCATTAGGATCTGCGTTAACAAAAGCATCATACCATTTAATATCTTTACTAAAACCAAGGTCTTCCATTTTAACGGTTAATTTATTTTCAAACTTACTTTCATCAAACTGTTGTTCTAAATATTCATAGATATCTTTGCAATCTGCAATAGATATTTCATTACCTTCGGTTAAAGATGTCCATTTTAAAACTGATTTATAAAGTTTACTATTATAACTTTTTCCAAATGTATTTTTATAATAAAGATTATTTTCTTTTAATTGTTTTGATATTTCTAATGCTCTATAAACAGTCCTAGTTAATATTAACCATTTACCATTTGAAATATCTAAATTATCAAAATTAAATATAGATTCTACTTTACCTTGAATAACATTTCCCTTGTCATCTTTTTTAGGAAAATATATTTTTTCTTTTCTATTACCTTGTATTCTATCTAATATTATATTTGAAATTTCTTGAACAGCTTGAGGTATACGAACGGACTGTTGTAGCACTTCTTCTTTTGCCGGTTGATCAATAAATCTATTAACGTCAGCGCCAGCCCATGCAAATATAGCCTGGTCATCATCACCAGCTATAAATATATCTTTTGACTTATCATTTAATATATCAAACATCTTCCATTGAATGGGTGATAAATCTTGGGCTTCATCAATAAAAACTACATCAAATGATGGACATTTATCTTTGTTATTAATAAATTGAGTAATCATATCTGTATAATCATAAAGATTGTAAGACTCTTTATAATTTAAAAAATTTACATATATGTGATTAAGTAATTCAAAATCTATTTCTCTACTCCATTCATTAGTATTAAACTCATCTTCAATAGATATATTTTTGATTCTGGCTTTATTAATTAATTTAAAGTATTCATTATCACAGTTTAGATAACCACTATCATCTGCTTCAGAATAATAATTAACTCTTATACTTAATTCTTTACCTATTTGTTCATAGTGAACTGGTTGCATAACATTCTCCTCACTCATACCTAAAGTATGAAAAGCTAATGAATGAAGTGTTTGAAAAAATTTAACATCAGATCTTACATAATTTTTATGTACATTTAAAAATCTATCTCTTGCTTCTGCAGCTGCTTTTCTTGTAAATGCAAAATAACCAATTTTATTTAAGGGAACACCTTTAACTAAATAATTATTTACTTCATTTAACAGTGTCATTGTCTTACCTGTTCCAGGAGGACCTAATACTTTCTTTATCATTAGAATACGTTCTTATTACCTTTCATTTTTATTATTTCTGTTTCCACTACATCTTTTATCAACTCATTTTCTTTTACATTTAAATTTACTTTTACAACTTCTATTGCCTCGTAGTTAGCACTTTCATTGTTTAATTTTGGAAATCTTTTTTTAATTCCATACTCTGCTTTATATCTTTCTTTTATTCTTTGAGCTGTTCTTTCCTTACCCTCTTTCCATTCTTTGTTTTTTAAAGTATTAAAAAAGTTTGCAAACTTGAAATATGCATATCCATCCTCTATTAATACAGCGCCTGATTTAAAGGAAGCATATGATTTTGCTTTAGGTCCATTAACATATTCCTGAAGATATTCATGTAACAATTCATCAGGAGTAGTTCCTTTTGGTGGTTGATGTATCTCCACTGGTGGAAATAGTTTAGCAATAACGTTTTCAAAATCATCTCCTTTTACTTTAGCTACAAAAATATTTGCAGTCTTCATTATTAAAGCTCTTAATTCCTCTTGATCTTTTATTTGTTTTATATCCTTGGCTCTAACTGCTTTGCTTCCTTTGCTTTCAGGTAATTCAACATTAAAAGTATATTCTGGTTCTGGATAATTTATTTTTACTAAATTAGATAAGGGTGGAAACATTCTTGTTCTATCAGACCCAACACCATATTTTCTTTTAAGACATTCTAGTTTCATACAAAAATTAACAATAGGTTCTTGATTGCACGTATATCCTTTTGTACTATCTTTTCTCCATGATTTAATTTTATCTATTATTTTTTTTTCTGATCCCCATTCATCCAATACAACACCATTAGAATCTTTTATAAAATATTTTTGTGGTGCTGCTTTAACAACGTTTTGCCAATTATCTTCATATTTTTTCTTTGCAAACACCATGTAGTTATAGAGCCATCTATCTCTACCATCTGATAATTCATTTTTTGATAAAATCTGTAGACAAGGAGGGCCATCATTAAATTCATCAGGACCTCCTTGTAAGACAGTTTTCACAAGGGCAAGCGAAAACTCTTCTAATTCTTCTTTTGTTTTTTTGTTATGATTAACTACTTTAATAAATTGTTCTAATGTAAATGAAGTCCCATCATAATTAATTGCAACTCTTTCATTTTCATTAAAGTAAGGAAGATTTATATATTGACCGTTTGACCATTCTTTTTTTTCTTCATCAAATCCAAGTTCAGTTTGTTTAGGATATATCTCTGTGTTAGGTTTTAGTTTTAATGTAAATAATAAATTTTCTAAAAAATTTCTTAAAAACACTGCTTTAGTTTTTTCTTTCAAAAATAAATACAAATGTAAACCACCACTCTTTGATTTAACTGGAATTAATGGAAGACTGTTCTCTCTTATAATATCTAAATATTTTTTATATGGAAAATTTGCATAACTGTGTTCTGTATCATCAATATCTATGGCACCAAAACTTGCCATGCCATCATCATCACAAGGTTGAATACCAATAGATGTCTTACCTTTTATGTGATCTGAATAATGTTTGTCAGTTATTTCTTTAAAAGACCAACCATATTTTTTTGGTTTTTTCTTTCCTGTTTTTTCATCAATTGTAAACTCATCTAAATAAGCAATACCAAAATTTCTTTTTAACCCGCTAAATATTTCTGCAAATTCTTTCTCCATAAATGCCCTTGTTGTTTGGGGCAAGTATTACCTTGCCCCTGATTTCTAATTAAAAGTGGGCTTCCGAAGTCTTTTCAGATCCGTTAGGCTCACCGTGCTTTGCTTTAATGTCTCCTCTTGAAACACTTTCAGCAAACGCTTTAGCTTGTTGATACAAGTTAGAATCCTCTACAGGACCTACTTTACTAACTTCCCAACCAAACCAAGTTCCTTTATCGTTAGACTGTTGTACAGTTCTTAACTTATAAATGTGGCTAAAAGATGCCGGTGTGAATAATCCATTCTTACCTTTCATCTTTATACTTGCCATCATACTATTCCATTTTCTACTAATCTTTAATTGAGTAGATTTCATAGCAAGTAAAGCAGTCGTTTGAGTTTGACCACAAATAATTAAGAAATGACTTGCAGTTTTTTCAACATAATTACCGCTTGGTAATCTGTCTTTAAAAGAAGCATCTCTTTTTGTTTTTGTTAATATATCACTTGATGATGGATGTATTCCGACTGGAGCGCCAGAACCTTCTCCTCTATCTTGCCATTCAATATATTCTAATTTGTAATGACATGGTAGGACATCAATTCCTTTTTCACCATCAAACAACTCTCCTGTTACAGAGTTATAAATCATTCCAGGTTCTGCACCTTGAACGTATTTACCATCTCTCTTATTAACTTCTGGAGATAGTTGTCCTAGTATTTTAAGAAAAGGTAATGCTAGGTCTTCATGACCCATATTACTCAGACCTTTATCTGCATCTTCTTCAAAAAGACTAACAGCTAAAGCTCCCGCAGCTACTTTCTCAGCTACTGCATTGGACTTTTTTGTTCCTTGGTCCATTGTACTTTGTGCTTTGTTCATGTTTATTTCCTTATTATTTTGGTTCTGTTTCCTGCGAACACGTTAAATAGATCAGAGGGCATATCTTTCCCAGCTTCGATACGCTCTCTGACCAATGCTTTGAGAGTCATGGGCTCAACCTTTAATCTCTGGGCCGGTTGATATCCACGCTCTGCTGCAAGGTTTGCATAAGCAATTGCCTTGTTATCTTCGTTGCGGCCAAAAGAAACGGTAACCTCATTTTTAATAAGATCACCTAAGCCGTTTATACGAAGCCAGTTAAAT